TTGGCAGCTTCTACATCTGCAAGTGCTGTCCGAGGTATGTCGTTTAACATCATCTTCCTCGATGAGTTTGCGTTCGTTCCAAACCATATTGCAGAGTCCTTCTTTGCCTCTGTTTATCCTACTATTACTTCTGGTAAATCAACGAAAGTAATTATCATCTCTACCCCACAGGGTATGAACCACTTCTATAAGTTGTGGACTGATGCACAGAATGATAGGAATGGATATACTTGGCATGAGGTACACTGGTCACAGGTGCCTGGACGTGATGAGAACTGGAAAGCAGAAACAATTAAGAACACGTCAGAGAGACAGTTCACACAAGAGTTTGAGTGTGAGTTTCTTGGATCTGTTGACACACTAATCTCTGCTGCTAAACTTCGAGCACTGACTTTTATTGATCCCATCTCTACAAACAAGGGACTTGACATATATGAAAAACCAGGAACCAACGCAGAATATATTATTACGGTGGATGTTTCTCGCGGTATTGGGGGAGATTACTCTGCTTTCATTATTTACGATATTACTACAGTTCCATATAGAATAGTAGGAAAGTATAGAAACAACGAAATCAAACCGATGTTGTTTCCTAACGTCATTAATGATGTTGCCCGAGCCTATAACAATGCATGGGTTATGTGTGAGGTGAACGATGTAGGAGACTCTGTGGCGTCGATTCTAAATTATGACCTTGAGTATCCTAACGTGCTTATGTGTGCCATGAGAGGGCGTGCAGGGCAGATTGTAGGGCATGGATTCTCTGGATCTAAAACACAGCTCGGTGTCAAGATGAGCGTCACCGTGAAGAAGGTTGGTTGTGCCAACCTCAAACAAATTATTGAAGATGACAAACTTATCTTTAATGACTACGAAATTATATCAGAACTTACCACATTCATTCAGAAGAAGCAATCCTTTGAGGCTGATGAAGGATTCCATGATGACTTGGTAATGTGTATGGTGATCTTTGCCTGGTTAGTTCAGCAAGATTACTTTAAAGAACTTACTGATAACGATGTTCGTAAACGTATCTACGATGAACAAAAGAATCAGATCGAACAAGACATGGCACCATTCGGATTTATTACTACAGGTCTAGAAGGTGATGAAGGATTTGTAGAAGATGGATCTCATTGGGAGTATGGTGATACACAGGAAGATGTATCATATATGTGGAGTATCTAATGGACGTAGAAGATATGTTCGATCTAGGTACTATTCTTTTTAAACAAAGAAAGTGTAGATCTTGTGGAAAAACTAAAGACTTAACTACAGACTTCTACAGATCCAGACCAGATAGAACATCATTGTCTGCCTGGTCCTATGAATGTAAGGAATGTACGAAGAAGAGAGTAACCAATAAAAGAAGAAAATACAAGGAAGATATCTATCCAGACTGGTAGAGGGTTCGTGCATTGTTTCCCCACTTGAAGTTTCCAAAAATCTAAATACCTATAGATCAAAATTGGTTACTCAAGGAGAACAATATGGCAAGTCAAGTCTCGCCTGGAATTAGATTGAGAGAGCGTGACCTATCCAATGCTGTTGTTGTAGGTGCATCGGAAATTACCGCTGCTCATGCATCGACTTTTCAAAAAGGTCCTATTGGAAAGGTCGTGAATATCGCTTCACAAAAAGAACTTATTTCAGTTTTCGGTGCTCCCACCGACGCAAACGCCGAGGATTTTTTCGTAGCATCGGAATTCCTAGGATACGGCGGTCGCCTAGCAGTCGTTCGTGCTGCTACTGGCGTAAATAGTGCATCCGTTGCTGGCGGTACTGTCGTAGTCAAGAACGATGACGACTGGGCAGCAGGTAATGGTGCAGGCAACATGTTTGTTGCAAGAACAGCTGGTACACATGGCAACGCACTTAAGGTTGTTGCTGTTGACCGTGGTGCTGATCAACTAGCAACACTCACCGCAGCACCTGCTGGTCTCGCTGCTGGTGATACAGTCACTTTCACTGGTGGTAAGAAAGCAGTCGTTTACAGCTGGGATGCTGGAACACTCACCGCTGCGCTGATCCTCGACGATCCTACTAGCAGACTAACCACTGCTGACAGCATCGACACACCTGACACTGGTGTTGTTTCGGGTCTTACTGCAGTCACCGCTGGTGGTACTCTTTACGAGACCGCATCTGGTGTTGCAACATCTGGTGGATCTGGTACTGGACTTACTCTAGACCTCACAGTTTCTGCAGGTATTCCTCTGACACTAAACGGTGGTGCTGGTGGTTCTTCCTATGTTACAGCAACTGCTCAAGCAACCACAACTAATGGCACTGGTACTGGACTCACTGTTGATATCACTGCTTCTGGCGGTTCCATTGTTTCTATCGCAATCAATGCCGCAGGTACTGGTTATGCAGTAGGAGACACGATCACCGTTGCTGGTGGTGGTAACGACGGTACTGGTTCTATCGCTACTGTACGTGGTGGCGTTACTAGCGTTGCCGTAGCAACAGGTGGATCTGGATACGTTAGTGGCGATACAATCACAATTTCTGGTGGTGGCGCAGACGCAACTGTTGATATTGCAACTGTAACTGATACCGCAATCACAATCACTACAGTCAAAGATTGGTACACCAACACCCTAATCCCTGGCACAAGTCTAACACTTGGTGCTATCGGTCCTCGTCCTGGCACTTCCCAGTTCGCTGCTGACAGAAGTGTTTCTTATGATGAAATGCACTTTGCAGTTATTGATTCTGATGGATCAGTTTCTGGCGCAGTAGATACTGTACTAGAAAGAGTTCTGTTTGTTTCCAAACTGTCTGACGGTAGAAACACTGAAGGCGCTGCTAACTTCTACAGAGATGTAATCGAACAGCAATCATCCTTCTTCTTTAACGGCACAGTAATTCCTGCTTCAACACAAGCTGCATCTGCTGGTGGTTCTACTTCACTAGATCAAACTGCAGCATCTTCTGCTGGTAAGTTGCTCCTAATTGGTGCAAAAGCATGGGACCTTCAAGGTGGTGTTGACGACTATACATACACCCCTGCTGAAATTGAAGCAGCATTTGACGAGTTCTCTGATACCGAACTAGTTCCTACCTTGAACTTTGTTCTCATGGGTGGTTCGCTCGCTACCGAAACTGACACCAAAGCGAAAGCAAATAAGGTTATCAGTATCGCAGCAGCAAGAAAGGATTGCATCGCATTCGTTTCTCCACACAAAGGCAACCAAGTTGGAACTGCTGGCGCACTAACTGCGATCCAGCAAAGAGAGAACACTCTCAACTTCTTTAACGGCATGACTTCCACGTCATACGCCGTATTTGATAGCGGTTACAAGTATTTCTACGATCGCTTCAATGACAAGTATCGCTACATTCCTTGCAATGGCGATATCGCTGGTCTATGTGTTGCTACTAGTAGCCTCCTCGATGACTGGTATTCCCCTGCTGGTGTCAACAGAGGTTCCCTACGTAATGCTATTAAACTAGCATACAACCCAAGCAAGGCAGACAGAGACGAACTCTATCAGTCCAGAATCAACCCCGTTGTTGTATTCCCTGGTAGCGGCGTTACCCTGTTTGGCGACAAGACTGCACTTGCGTCTCCTTCTTCCTTCGATCGTATCAACGTTCGTCGCCTCTTCCTCAATGTTGAGAAGAGAATTGGAGATCTTGCCAAGACAGTTCTATTTGAGCAAAACGATCCGACAACCCGTTCTTCATTCCTAGCAGCTGCAAGCAGCTACATGTCCGAAGTTCAGGCACGTCGTGGCGTAACTGATTTCCTCGTGGTATGTGATGAGTCCAATAACACCCCTGACGTAATTGATCGTAACGAGTTTGTTGCAGAACTATTCCTGAAACCAACTCGCTCTATTAACTACATCACAGTTACATTCACTGCAACGAAGACTGGCGTCTCGTTCAGCGAAGTAGTCGGTTCCTGATCAAATATCCATAGAGGCATAAAAAAATGGCAGGCATTAATTCTTTTATTCAGAAAATCGGTGAGGGCGTCAAGCCCAATATGTTCCTTGTACAAATCCCCTTTCCTGGGGGCAATGAAGATGATCTCACCAATCTACTCTGCAAATCTACAGCACTCCCAGCATCCAACCTGGGTGTGATTGAGGTTCCTTTCAGAGGAAGAACCGTTAAGATCGTTGGTGATCGTACATTCGACACCTGGTCCGCAACCTTCTTCAATGATAAGAACATGAGTGTTCGCTCCAAGTTTGAGTCTTGGTTGGCTTCGATGAACTCTCACGAACCCAACACAGCACCTCTCTTCGAGCCAAGCGAATCTGATGGTTACATGCAGAAGATGATTGTCCAGCAACTCCGTAAGGATGGTACATCTGGTGATGACGCAACTGGCAAAGGCAACACGGTTCTCCGTGAGTACACCCTACGCCATGCATTCCCAACCAGCATCTCCCAGATCGATCTTGCTTATGACAGCAACGATCAGATCGAAGAGTTCACAGTTGAGTTCCAGTATTCTTACTGGACAGTTACTGGTGGCAATTCTGACACTTCTGACTCAAACCTTTGATTTTTTGACCTGATAAATAGTATTATCAGGTAATCAGATCGATTAATTATGAGTCAACTATTTGGTTTTTTAATCAAAGACGGCGGGGGGAATAAGGGACAATCCCCTGTTCCCCCTAATAGTGATGACAGTGTAGCCACCGTAGCAGGTGGCTATTTTGGTACATATGTAGATGTTGAAGGCGTCTCCAAGAATGAGTATGAACTACTCAAGCGATATAGAGACATGTCGCTACACCCAGAGGTAGACACCGCCATCGATGAAATTGTAAACGAGTTTGTTGTCAGTGATGCTGACGATTCACCCGTTGAAATTGAGTTGTCAAATTTAGGTATGGGTGCAGGGGTCAAGAAAAAGATCCGTGATGAATTCGATCACATCCTAAAGATGTTGAACTTTGACAAGAACGCTCATCAGATTATTCGTAATTGGTATGTGGATGGTAGGGTATATTACCACAAGGTCATTGATCTTGAAAACCCAAAGCAAGGAATTTTAGAACTACGAAATATTGATGCAGTCAAGATTCGTAAAGTTCGTCAAAAGATTGTTAATCCAGAAGTAGCAGCAAATCCTCAAGCAGTCAAAGGTACTGCACTGCAGTATGACTGGGGTGATTACGTAGAGTATTACATCTATCAACCAAAGGGTTTCTCTGGTTCGATGACGATGCCACATAACAGTGCATCAGATTTCTCAACTAATAATGGAATCAAGATTGCTTCAGACTCTATCGCCACAGTAAACTCTGGCGTTATGGATCTTAACAAGAAGTATAGTTTGTCCTTCTTGCATAAAGCAATCAAGTCTCTCAATCAACTACGAATGATTGAAGACTCTCTTGTTATCTACAGACTGTCACGCGCACCAGAACGTAGAATCTTTTACATTGACGTTGGTAATCTTCCCAAAGTAAAAGCGGAACAGTACCTACGTGATGTCATGGCACGTTATCGTAACAAGCTTGTATACGATGCTAGCACTGGCGAGATTCGTGACGACAAGAAGCATATGAGTATGCTTGAGGATTTCTGGTTGCCCCGTCGTGAAGGTGGTCGTGGTACAGAAATCACAACTCTACCTGGTGGTCAGAACCTAGGTGAACTCAAGGACGTTGAGTATTTCAGAAAGAAACTATACAACTCACTAAACCTACCACCCTCTCGTCTTACTGACGACAACAAAGCATTCAACCTTGGCAAGTCTACAGAGATCCTGCGCGATGAACTGAAGTTCAGTAAGTTCATTGGTCGTCTCCGCAAACGTTTCTCTCGTTTGTTCCATGACATTCTTAAGACTCAACTGATCCTCAAGGGCGTTATCGCTCCTGAAGATTGGGATGACATGGAAGAGCATATTCAGTATGACTTCCTGTTTGACAACCACTTCAATGAACTGAAGGAACAAGAGATGATGATGCAGCGCATCACTCTCGTCACACAAATGGATCCTTTTGTTGGTAAGTATTTCTCTACCGAGTATATCCGTCGTCAGGTTCTCATGCAGACCGAGAAGGAATACAAGGAAATCGATAAGCAGATGCGTGTTGATATTGACAGCGGTATGGTAATTGACCCTGTTGATGTTACATCTATGGATATGATGGATCGTCAAAACGATGCTTTCAAACCTGAACTAGATGCACAGTCTGCGGAAGACGATGCTACTAGAGAACTAGACAAGGCAAAGGAAATGGAGAAGTTAAAACCTGCTCCTGCGCCTACAAAACCTAAAGCTGATAAATAAAATATAACTCTTGATTATAATATGGACACACCATTAGAGTCTGAACTCGTTGACATTGTTGATTTGATTGCTGACAAGAAGCGCGGCGATGCGTTAGATAAGATTAACGATTATCTATACGGCAAAGCACAAGACGTTATTGATCAGTACAAGCAAAGTGTAGCATCTAGCTACTTTGATGAACCTACAGATACTCCAGAAGAATGAAACTCATTACAGAAAACATTGAGGAGGTCAAACTTTTGACCGAAGAAAAAGACGGTCAAAAGTGTCTCTACATTGAAGGTGTATTCCTCCAATCGGAAGTAAGAAACCGTAACGGAAGAGTATATCCATTTTCTGTTCTGGAAAAAGAAGTAGGTCGTTACAATGAAGAGTACGTATCGAAAGGTCGTGCGCTAGGAGAACTCGGTCACCCCGATGGTCCTACTGTAAACCTTGATCGTGTATCCCACAGGATCACAACACTCAAGGCAGAAGGTAATAACTTCGTGGGTAAGGCAAGAATTCTTGACACACCAATGGGCAACATTGCCAAATCTCTCCTTGGTGAGGGTGTGAAACTTGGTGTTTCTTCTCGCGGCATGGGTAGCATTGATAAGCGTGAAGACGCTAACTATGTTATGGATGACTTTATGCTTGCGACTGCTGCTGATATCGTAGCAGATCCTTCTGCCCCTGATGCATTTGTAAACGGCATCATGGAAGGAAAGGAGTGGGTATGGGACAACGGACTCCTAAAGGAGAAAACCGTGTCTAAATACCAGGGATACATTAGTGAATCATCCAAGAAAGATTTGGAAGCGAGGACCCTACAGGTCTTTGAACACTTCCTGTCAAATCTCTAACTTAATAAATAATCATAGAAATAGCTATAGAAATTCAAGGGGAAACTCACATGTCAGATATGTTAAAGGAAAAATTTGAGGAGTTTGTAACTGAATCAGGTCTAGTTGTTGAAGCTGGCGATCCAATGCCAACAGTATCTGCAGCAGTTATTCCTGGTGGTGGCGGTTACGAAGCGTCTAGTCAGTCCAAGACCGAAGTCAACTCCAAAGCTGGAGCTGGTGAAGGTAAGGCAACTGTAGGCACTGATGCTGTCAATGGTTACGGTGCTCAACAGTCAGTAACCGATAATGGTGGTCCACGTCCAGACGGAAACGATGAGGGCGAAGACAATCCTGGTGCTAAAGCATCAGCTCCTGTTGGTGCTAAAGGCGCACAGAGCGATGGTACTGCACAGACAGCAAACATCAATGATCCTGGCGACCAAGGCAAGACTCAAACCGTTGGTGCTGACGCAGCATATGCTACCAGCACTGGTCCTGATGTATCTTACCCCATTAAACCTTCCTTCGAGTCCCTTGACATGAGTGCAGATGTTGCAGCACTTACAGAAGGTACAGAACTCACAGAAGAGTTCAAAGAAAAAGCAACTACAATTTTTGAAGCAGCAGTCAAATCCAAACTATCTGAAGAGTGGGCAAAACTCGAAGAGCAGTTTGAGACTCGTGTCTCCGAGCAAGTAACATCTGTTAAGGCAGAACTTGCAGAAGAGGTAGGCGGTACTATCAAGTACGCCATTCAAACATGGTTGGAAGAGAACCAAGTATCCATCGATCGTGGTATTCGTAACGAAATTACTGAAGACTTCATCGCTGGACTCAAGAATCTCTTCCAAGAACACTACATTAATATTCCCGATGACAAAGTTGATGTTGTCGAAGGAATGACTGAAGATATTCGTAAGATGGAAGACAGCCTCAACGAACAGATTGAGCGCAACGTGAAACTTCAAGGTCGTCTAGATGAGTCTGCAAAGACTGTAATTCTGAACATCGTTTCGGAAGGTCTGGTAGACACACAAAAAGACAAGTTGGCATCTCTAGCAGAAGGCGTAGAGTTTGAGTCGGAAGAGAAGTTTGCAGAGAAGGTTAAGACCCTCCGCGAATCATACTTCCCAGCAAACCCTGCAACACCTGCAGCAGAAGCTACTGATGAAGCACCAGTTGAAGGTGGAGAAGTAACCCCAGCAATGGCGGCATACCTCAACGCTATTAGTCGCTGGAACTCATAATAATTTAACTCCCTAATCCAACAAAGAAAATGTTTAACGCAGAACATCTTCAGGAAAAGTGGGCACCTGTTCTTGGTCACGAAGGCTCCTCGCCTATCGATAACCGTTACAAGAAAGCTGTCACCTCCGTCCTCCTGGAGAACCAAGAAAGATTCATGCGCGAAGAGCGCGGTATGCTAAACGAAGTTGCAGTTAACAGCCTAGGTGCTGGTACTGTTTCTCCTGCTGGCAGCGCACTCGGCAACGCTAACACCGCTGGTCTTGCAGGTTTCGACCCTGTACTCATCAGCCTCGTCCGTCGTGCAATGCCTAACCTAATGGCATATGACGTTTGTGGCGTCCAACCAATGAGCGGTCCTACTGGACTAATCTTCGCAATGCGCTCCCGCTACGAGAACCAAGGCGGCGAAGAGGCATTGTTCAACGAGCCTGACAGTGCATTCTCCACAGCACACGACGCTACAGTAGGTGCTTATACACCTAGAACTGGCGCTGGTGTCGGTGGCGATTCCGAAGGCAACAACCCTGCACTCCTTAACGACTCCTCACCTGGAACCTACGAAGTAGGTCGTGGCATGAGCCGTGAGAACTTGGAGAAGATGGGCGAAGCTTCCCGTCTGTTCCGTGAGATGTCCTTCAGCATTGAGAAGACTTCTGTGACTGCAAAGTCCAGAGCTCTCAAAGCAGAGTACACCTTGGAACTGGCACAAGACCTCAAGGCGATCCACGGTCTAGATGCAGAGCAAGAACTTGCTAACATCTTGTCTAGTGAAGTCCTTGCAGAGATCAACCGCGAAGTCGTTCGTACTGTATATCAGGTTGCTAAAGTTGGTGCTCAAAACAACGTAGCAAACGCTGGTATCTTCGACCTCGACGTTGACTCCAACGGCAGATGGTCTGTTGAGAAATTCAAGGGTCTTCTCTTCCAAATCGAGCGTGATGCTAACGCAATCGCACAAGAGACTCGTAGAGGAAAGGGCAACTTCTTGATCTGTTCTGCTGATGTTGCTTCGGCACTCGCAATGGCAGGCGTTCTTGACTACAGCAGCGGTCTAACTGGTGCTGGTGGTCCTTCCATCGGTGATGTTGATGACACTGGCAACCTTTCGGTTGGTACAATCAACGGTCGCATCAAGGTCTACGTCGATCCTTATGCTGCTAACCTTTCCGACAAGCACTACTACGTCATCGGATACAAAGGTACATCACCTTATGACGCAGGACTATTCTACTGTCCTTACGTTCCCCTCCAGATGGTTCGCTCGATCGACCCCGAGACCTTCCAACCAAAGATTGGTTTCAAGACTCGCTACGGCATGGTCAGCAACCCCTTCGTCACCACCAACGGTGCATACAACGGCACCCCCGATGGCGAAACCCTCTCGGCAAACGCCAACATGTACTACAGAAGAGTACAAGTTATCAACCTCATGTGATTCATCACCCAGGTTTCTTACAGACCTCCCAGCAATGGGGGGTCTTTTTTTGTCTAAATAATTAAAGACTATACCATGGGGTTATTATGCCATCCCTAGATGAGGCAGCTGCGAAAAGAGAACAAGCAGCAACACAAAAAGAAAAAATTAAATCAGAAAAAACAGAACCTGTTATCCAGCAGGCACCAAGCAAGTCACCAGTCAAAACGATTGCGTTAACACTAGGTGGTCTCTTTGCCTTGGCACATATCGGTTTGTTGGGTTATGTGTTTAATAGACCAGAGCAACAACAGGTTCCCCAAGTACCTACAATCAATATCCCCCGTGGAGATTATTCTTCATATCGAATCAAAGCAGGGAAAGATGGATACGAGATTGAGTATCGTGCAAACGATCCTGCTATTCTTGAGTCGCAAAAATCTTTATCATTGGATAAAGAAAAGAAAGGATTCTTTGGTGGTGGTGGCACCGAGAGACGCCGTGAGTGGCGTCAAGACCAATTCACTATGGAAGGCACACGCAACCTGGGAGGTGTTGGAGGAGACGGCGAGGGAAAGTTGACTGCAAAAGAAGAAGAGTGTTTAGTGGCGGACGCTGGCGCACGGTCACAAGGTGCAATGGCAGGTAGTGCTATCGCTGCTGGTGTTGCTGTTCCTGCTGCTATGAGCATACCCTATGTGGGTTGGTTGGCAGGTGGATGGGCTCTACTCCTCGGTCAAAAAGCAGGGTCCAGTCTAGGTTCTACCGTAGGTACAGTCTTCAATGACTGCTAAATAGTAGTGCTTGGGAAGTTGACATGTCTGCTGATTGGTACAAAAAATTACCTCAAAATAGAAACTTTCTAACACCCACAGGGTTTAAGTTTACCTTGGAAAGATTCGGTGGTGTAGATTTCTTTTGCCAATCAGCAAGCATTCCAGAAGTTAATATGCCAACCATTGAAGTGGCAACACCGTTTAGAGGTATACCCATTATTCCTGGTGGTGGTGTAGAATACGGTGATCTAACGGTTCGTTTTATTGTTGACGAAGATCTATCCAACTACATGACAGTATGGAACTGGATCAGAGACAATGGTAATGGGGAATCATTTGATGGAGAAGGAGAAGGATATTCCGATGGTATCTTACAGATATTAACGTCCAACTTCAATCCAAAATTTAGTGTAAGGTTTGAAAGATTAATGCCAGTGCAACTCACTAGTATTCCATTTGATTTTTCAGTGGGAGAAGTCGAGTTCTTTACAGCTAACGTTACTTTCAAGTACACACGTTATACAATATGTGATTTAGGATTGCAACCTCTATGAATTTTAGTTCATTACATCAACGCTTCCAAAAAATTAAGGAAGAGTGGAACAAAGATACACAAATCGATTTTCAATTTAAGAACAAACAATACTCCGAAGATCTAGCACGGCTTGCGTTGGAGATTCCTTTCCAGCACAACAAATATTTAAATCATTACACAGATCTTTCTCAAATTAAAACCTCATTAGAATTTGAGTATCGAAGACTGTTAAGAGATAAAAGAGAATACTACGGTGGCGAAGCAGATGCAAAAACATATGCCGAGAAACCTTTTGGCAACAGTATTAAAACTGCAGAGAAGATGAAAGTCTACTTGGAGTCAGATGACGAACTTATCAACACAGAAGCAAAGGTAAAGTACATCGACCAGATGCTTTACTTTCTCGATCATGTGATGAAACAAGTTTCTAATCGTGGGTTCCAAATCAAGAGTGCTATTGAATGGGAAAAATTTATTAATGGAAACTAATGTCACATCTAGTTGTCAAGAAAAAGAATGAGGTCTATCTACAGATCTCATCAGAGCCTCACGTTCATCGTGAGTTGGCAGACTACTTCTCCTTTGAGTTACCAGAGGCAAAGTTTCTAAAACGCCAACCAAGATTTAGATATTGGGATGGTATGATCCATCTGTATTCTCCTGGTACAGGTGAACTGTATCATGGTCTCCTACCTCACTTGAAAGAGTGGTGTAGAGAAAGAGAGTATGGTATTAAATTCGAGAACAATGATTGGTACGGGGAAGTAGAGGTAAGTAACGATTTCGTTTCTCCACCTGCTGTTGCAGATTGGATGAAACATATCTGTAAGTACAAACCAAGAGACTACCAGTACATGACTGTGTATAAGGCTCTCAAAAATAACAGAGGTTTGTTCCTGTCTCCAACAGGATCTGGCAAATCCCTTATGATTTATTCTATCGTTCGCTACTACGTAGCGTCAGAAAAAAAGATTCTACTGATCGTTCCTACGACATCATTGGTAGAACAAATGATAAAGGATTTCAAAGACTATGGATGGAATGCAGATGAGTTCTGTCACACCATATATTCAGGCAAAGATAAGAATACTGACAAACCAGTTGTCATCTCAACATGGCAGTCAATCTACAAGTTTCCGAAAAGATACTTTGATGACATTGATTGTGTTATCGGAGATGAAGCACACCTATTTAAGGCGAAGTCCCTCACAGGTATCCTCACCAAGCTCCACAACGCGAAGTATCGCTTCGGGTTCACGGGTACACTTGACGGTAGCAAGACTCATAAGTGGGTCTTGGAAGGATTGTTTGGTGCATGTGAACAGGTTACGAAGACGGATTCTCTTATTAAGAAAGGGTTCCTTTCTAACTTAAGAATTAAAATCCTAGTCTGTAAACATGACTACAAATACTTCGCTGACTTTCATGAGGAAATGGAGTACATTGTAACACATGAAAAGCGAAACAACTTAATTAAAAATATTGTTAACGACATTGAAGGCAACACACTAGTGTTGTTTAACTATGTGGAAAAGCATGGCGAACCTTTGTATGAGTTAATAAATAATTACATCAGTGACGACAGAAAAGTATTCTTCGTCCATGGTGGCACTGATACCGAGGATAGGGAACAAGTAAGAGCAATCACAGAATGCGAATCTAACGCTGTCATTATCGCATCTTACGGTACGTTTTCCACAGGCATCAATATTAAAAAATTACATAACATCGTATTTGCTTCTCCCTCCAAATCCCGAGTTAGAAATCTACAATCTATTGGTAGAGTTCTACGTAAAGGAGATGGAAAAGATATTGCTACCTTGTATGATATCGCTGATGATATCTCTGGGCGTAACTATAACTATACTTTAAAACATCTTATTGAAAGGATTGCAATATATCAAGAAGAGAACTTTAAGTACGAAACTATAAACATAGACTTAAGGTAAAGAATGGAAGAAGAATTTTATGCAACGTTAAAACTAACATCAAATGAGGAACTACTTGCTAAAGTATGTTACTTGACTGAAGAAGAATGTTTACTTGTGGAAAAACCCTTGTTGGTTATTCGTGCCACTCAAAAGAAAAGTGGTAGGCTTGTGGAAGGATTCTCATTAAGTGACTGGGTAATGTCTTCTTATGAAGAACTATACGTTATAAAGATGGAACAAGTAGTAACCATTACTGAAATGGATAAGAAGATAAAAGGATTCTATACCAATCACTTATCTAGAGAAGATGATGATACACCTACAGATAAGATGTCAAAAGAAATGGGGTATCTAGGATCAGTAACAGATCAAAAAAGTAAATTAGAAGATCTCTTTAATAAAAGCTAGTATGTCTCTTGAACCCTTAACAGAGTTATTCTATAGGTGTTAGGTGTATTTGTCAAGCCCCTGTGGAAAACTATTGACTTGACACCATGACAGAATTGTAGTATACTGTATAAAGCAAACAGAACATTATGGTAAGAAAACCAAAAACGGAATACTATGTAAATAACAAAGAGTTTTTGGAAGCCCTTGTTGCCTATAAGTTCCGTGTGAATAGAGCAAAGGATGCTGGAGAAAGCAGACCTATTGTTCCTAACTATGTTGGTGAGTGTTTCCTTAAGATCGCCACACACCTATCATACAAACCTAATTTTGTCAACTACATGTTCCGTGAGGACATGATCTGTGATGGCATTGAGAACTGCCTGCAGTACATTGACAACTTTAATCCAGAGAAGTCTTCTAACCCGTTTGCTTACTTCACTCAAATTATCTATTATGCTTTCCTTCGTAGGATTCAAAAAGAGAAGCGTCAACTAGAGATCAAGAGTAAGATCCTAGAGAAGTCTGGTCACCAAGAGATCATGCATACTGACACGTATGATGGAGATATGGCTGGTATGAATGCTTCTTACTCTGACATGGGTAGTATTAAAGAAAACATTGAGACGAGAATGAACCGATGACAGTAGCACTTATTACAGATCAGCATTTAGATGGTCGTAAAGGTTCTCTGGTATTTTGGAATTACTTTCGTAAGTTCTATGATGATGTTTTCTTTCCTACGTTAGAGAAGAAAGGTATCACGGAGATCATTGACCTTGGTGATACGTTTGATAACCGTAAAGGCATTGACTTCAATGTCTGGAATAGAATCCGTGCGTCTTACTTTGATCGCTTGAGCGATATGGGTATCACAGTGCATACTATTCTTGGTAATCACTGTGTCTACTACAAGAATACAAACGCTATCAACTCTCCTGATCTGTTGCTAGGTGACTATGATAATATTCGTGTCTACGATGAGACTTGTACTGTTACTATTGAGGGTACGAAAATTTGTTTTGTCCCTTGGATCAATAGGGAGAACGAAGAAGCGACAATGGAGCATCTCAAAAATACAGATGCAGAAATAGTCATGGGACATCTTGAGCTTGATGGGTTTGAAATGACTCCAGGCATGAAGATGGAGCATGGCATGGATCCCAAGATCTATAAGAATTTTAAGCAGGTCTATTCGGGACATTTCCATCACAAGTCAAGCAAGGGTAACATTACATACCTTGGTAATCCTTACCAGATGTTCTGGAATGACTACGCTGACACTAGAGGGTTTCATCTTTACGAACCAGCATCTAATAAACTGCGTATGGTAAAAAATCCTTATGACATCTTTAAAAAGATCTACTATAACGATGTAGATAAGGACATGGTTCTAGACTACACCCAGTTCAAGGATACTTTTATTAAAGTCATTGTTGAAGAGAGGCGTGACTATTACAAGTTTGAAAAAATGATTGACCAGTTGTATAACTTTGGCGCTCATGACATCAAAATTGTAGAGACTCTAGTTGATGAAGACAATGTAGAGGAACCAGACCTGGAAGTCAAAGACACATTGACACTACTCAATGAGTATATCGATGAGGTAGAGATGTCCGTAGAGAAGTCTGACCTGAAGAAACTTATGAGATCGCTATATATTGAGAGCTGCGAAATGGTTTGATGTCTTTCATCTTAACTCTCAAAGACATGCCAGAAGGAGTTTTTTCTGTTGTCGATAAAGACACAGGAGATCATGTCATTCCTATCTTTGATGATAGAGATGATTGTGAACGATATGCTGAACAACTATCCAGTTCGGAATCTCAACTGGACTTGCAGATGATTCAGATTGAAAAACAACTAATTGTTTTCGCTTGCGAGCAGCGAGAGCAAAGATATGCTATAATCACTATAGACGATTTCATTATACCACCTGACGACTTAACATGATTACGTTTGAAAAAGTTCGCTGGAAGAATTTTCTTTCTACTGGCAACACATATACTGAAGTCGATCTGACCGCTAGTAAGACTAACCTTATTATTGGTACGAACGGAGCTGGTAAGAGTACCATCTTGGATGCTCTTACCTTTTCTTTGTTTGGCAAACCTTTTCGTAAGGTCAACAAACCGATGCTGGTCAACAGTGTCAACGAAAAAGATTGCCTGGTTGAGATTGAATTTACTATAGGACCAAATAAATTTCTTGTTAAGCGTGGTATCAAACCAGGTGTGTTTGAGATTTGGCAAAATGGAGCTATGCTAGATCAATCTAGTAATGTCTCTGACTACCAGAAGCAACTGGAACAGAACATCCTGAAGATGAACTATAAGTCTTTCACACAAATTGTTGTGTTAGGTTCTTCCACGTTCGTTCCTTTCATGCGACTGCCTCTAGCACAGCGTAGAGAAATTATTGAAGACATCTTGGACATTCAGATCTTCTCTGTGATGAACACAGCACTGAAGGACAAGATGAAAACTTCTAACGAAGAGATGCGTGACGCTGACTACAGTGTTGATATGGCGGAGCAAAAGATTTCTATGCAACGTCAGATGATTGAACAATTGTCTACTCGTGACGAAGCAAATATCAAAGAGAAACAATCACGTATTGAAGAATTGTTGGTAGAAGAAGAAACCTGTCAGCAATCTATATCCACACTATGTGAAGAATCTAAAAGACTTTGTGAAGATATGAAAAGTCTTTCAGCAGCAAATAAAAAATTGATCACTTTAAATAACTTGAAAGGAAAACTAACAAACAAGTTTTCTACTTATAAGAAACAACATGAGTTTTTTGCTCACAACGATACATGTCCTACGTGTAGTCAATCAATCACACAGGAGTTGAAAGAACAAAAGACTAGTGAGATTACTTCAAAGTATAAAGAACTTGTCTCGGCAATTGAAGAAATTCATTCTAACATTGAAGACGAACAGGCAAGAGACCAGCAGCACACTGCAAAAAATCAAGAGGTGAATGGTATCCAACAGCAGATTGCTGGGCATAATGCTACTGTTAATCGTATCCATAAGAATGTCAAGCAACTTTTTCTGGATGTAGAAACATTACAAAATTGCAAGGATGATAAGTCTGAAGAGTATGAGAAGTTAAAATACTTGGAGAAAGAACATGATGATCTGAAAAAACAGATTGCTGTTGTCAAGAAAGAACGAAACACTTTACTTGCAGCTGGACAACTACTTAAAGATAATGGTATCAAAACCAGAATCATTAAAAGGTATTTGCCAGTGATGAATAAACTCATCAATCAGTATCTTCAGAACATGGACTTCTACATCAACTTCGCATTGAATGAGAATTTTGAGGAAACGATCAAGTCAAGGTTCAGGGATATCTTTTCCTACGAGTCTTTCTCGGAAGGAGAGAAAGCTCGTATTGATATCGCTCTGCTGCTTACTTGGCGTTCTATTGCTAAACTTAAGAATTCTGTTGATACTAACATCTTGATCCTGGATGAGATCTTTGATGGATCTCTTGACAACAATGGTACAGGAGAACTTGGGTGGATACTACGCAACTTTGATGACAACACAAACGTCTTTGTCATCAGTCATAAGGAGAGTTTGGAAGGAAAGTTCGACCGAACACTCACCGCAATCAAAGAAAAGAACTTCAGCATCATGCAGGAGACACTTTCCGAAGCGGCATAGGGAGGGTCTTCGGACCCTCTTTTTTTGTATATAATATATGCATCAACGCAAGAGACCCGATGAACACCGCAGAAATCAAAGGTAACCTCGCTCGTCTGCTAGCCACCGAGAACCTGGTGGTTGAGCATCGTAAGGTCTCCACTGCATCTTTCAACGTAGATACCCGTGTTCTCACCCTGCCCCTCTGGAACGCCTCTAACAGCGTCTATGACCTGCTTGTAGGACACGAGGTAGGTCATGCCCTCTACACCCCCAACATTGACTGGTCCGAGGTCGCACAGGTCCCCAAAGATTACATCAACGTGGTGGAAGATTCTCGCATCGAGAAGTTGATGAAGAGAAAGTATCCTGGTTTGTCCAAGACTTTCTTTAAAGGATATCAAGAACTTGATAACGAAGACTTCTTCTCAATCAATGACGAAGAACTGGATAACATCTCTTTCATTGACCGTATCAATCTTCACTGCAAGATTGGTGCTTTTTCTGTCATGCCTTTCGATGATGAGGAGCGTGTGATGGTTAAGGAAGTAGAGAACTGTGAGACTTTTGATGAAGTCATTGCTATTTGTCAAAAAATTTATGACTATTCACAGCAAGAGAAAATTGATGATGTAAATCAAAATGCTGCTGCTCAAGGCACTACAGAAAAGGTTGAGTCTTCAGACACTACAGAACCATCTAATACTGAAACCACTGATGAGGGGCAAACCATACAAAAAGATGGTGATGATGAAGGTGAACAGTTAGATGAAAACATTTCTGCTGGTGGAAATGCTGGTGGTGATAGAGCTGAAACACAACGTGCGTTTGATGAAAACGTGCAGGACTTAACTGAAACTGCTCCATACTTTAGAGATCCTGTATACGTAGAGATTCCCAAGATTAATCTTGAGAACATTATTGTGGACCAGGCAGTGCTCCAAAAACATATTGATGCCCACTATGGTTGCCGTGATCACAAACGTTACGACAATCCTCTAGAATTTGCTGACAATAGTTTTGATGTATTTAAAAAAGAATCCCAGAAGGAAGTCAACTACCTAGTCAAAGAGTTTGAGTGCAAGAAAGCAGCAGACTCTCATGCTCGTACATCATCTGCACGTACTGGTGTTCTTGACTGTGCCAAGCTTCACACTTACAAGTACAATGAAGATCTGTTTAAGAAAGTCTCTGTAATTCCTGATGGTAAAAACCATGGTATGATCTTCATTCTTGACTGGTCTGGGTCTATGTCGAACTATCTTCAGGATACAATCAAGCAATTGTTGTCTCTTGTGATGTTCTGTCGTAAGGTAAACATTCCTTTTGAGGTCTATGCTTTCACTTATGAATGGAACAATCGTTTTCTCGATCCTGAAGAGCATGACTATGATCCAGATGAAGTACAAGATAAATGTGTTCGTGAAGAAAATAAATTCATGTTCCATAAACGATTCTCTCTCCTGAATTTGTTGTCATCTCGTACAAACAGTAAGAATTTTGATCGCCAGTGTCGTAATATTTTTCGCATTGGTTTCTTTATGAACTCTTATGGCGTTATTACACCCCCTGGTCTGGATTTGAGTGGCACTCCGCTTAATGAATCTATCATTGCGATGCATGAAATCATTCCAATGTTCAAGAAAATGACTGGTGTTCAGAAAATTAACACTGTAATTCTCACTGATGGTGAGTCAAATAATATCAGCTACAATGTTTGTATTGGTAAAGGTAGTGAGTATACTTACTGGGGTCAACGTGCTGTTGATGGTGATGTTCATCTTCGTGATCGCAAGACTGGTCATGTCTACAGACGACGTGGATCCAATTTTAACGACTGCATCACTACCATTTTGCTTGAGAACTTAAGTCATAATTTTCCTGAAGTGAACTTTCTTGGTTTCCGAATTCTAACTGGGGGTGATTTTTCATACCTGTATAGAAATACATATAATGAAAGTTCTGATAACGTTCTTAAGAAGTGGAGGAAAGATAAATCTTTTGTGTTTAAGAAACAACTTGGGTATAATTCTCTGTACTTAATTGCATCTACTTCAATGAATAAATCAACAGATTTTGAGGTTTCTAATGATGCTACCAAAGCACAGATTGCTAAAGCATTTAAGTCCATGCTGAAAGCAAAGACCACGAACAAGAAAATCTTGTCCTCCTTTGTCGATATGGTCGCCTGACAAACCGTCCATCGCCCCTGGTTTCAGGGGCACCATGCTCTATAATAAGTTCATCAACACAAGAGACCAATGCCTCGTTCCGCTAACATCGATCCCGCTGCTCTCACACAGTATCTCTCTGATAATTATGGCAATGAGTTTGGTAGTCAAGCAGTTCTGAAAGCTGCTGATGAGTTTGGAGTATCCTACCCCACCATTTGCAAACGTCTTGAGAAGTATAAAGTTAGTTACGGTAAATGGAGTCTCACTGCCGAGCAACTTGAGCAACAATACCAAGCACCTACCGCACAACCCGCTGTCGAACTGAACCTTATTCCTGAAAAAGATGATTCCTTCATCCAGTTTGGTGACTTCTCTGATATTAAAAAAATTATTAAGTCCCGTCTCTTCTACCCTACGTTTATCACGGGTCTTTCGGGCAACGGTAAAACGTTTGGTGTCGAACAAGCGTGTGCTCAACTTGGACGAGAACTCATTCGAGTCAACATCACAGTAGAAACAGATGAAGATGATCTTATTGGCGGTTTCCGTTTGGTTGACGGTAATACTGTCTGGCACAATGGTCCTGTCATTGAAGCTCTTGAGCGGGGTGCTGTTCTCCTTCTGGATGAAATTGATCTGGCATCCAACAAAATCCTTTGTCTCCAATCTATCCTTGAGGGTAAAGGTATCTTCTTGAAAAAGATTGGTAAGTTTGTGCAACCTACAGAAGGATTTACTGTTCTTGCTACTGCTAATACCAAAGGTAAAGGTAGTGATGATGGTCGTTTCATCGGTACTAACGTATTGAACGAAGCATTCCTTGAGCGTTTCTGTGTCACCTTTGAGCAAGAGTATCCTACTCCTGCTGTGGAGGCAAAGATTCTTTTGAAACTCTGTGATGATGGACAGTTCGTTGAAAAACTAGTAGACTGGGCAGACATCATTCGCAAGACTTTTAAAGACGGTGGTATTGATGAGGTCATCAGCACCCGTCGCCTGGTCCACATCGTCCAAGCTTTCAAGATCTTCGGTAAGCGTATGAAGTCTATCGAAGTCTGCACCAATCGTTTCGACGAAGAAACTAAAACATCATTCATTGAACTCTATGACAAAATTGATGAAAATGCCGAACAAGATTCATAATTACATCGGCAGTATTGCAATGCTGGATACTGGTAATTCAGTCAAAATCCTCGGTGGTACGGGTCGTGAACTCTATGTTCAGACCCTTGACGGATCCATTCAGAGGTGCTATCATAGTCAATTGAGGTACATCTACAAAGCATGACTTTGAAATATAATGAAGAAGCTCTTCTCAAAGAGCTACGTGACTACATTACTGGAACCTATGGACAACACTATTCAGCAGGTAATGACGCAATTCAGACGTTAGATCTAATTGAAGCTTGTGGTGATGCAGAAGCATTCTGCCGCTCTAACATTCTGAAGTATGCTTCACGGTATGATAAGAAAGGAACTGCCCGTCGTGACATCATTAAGATCCTTCACTACGGTCTTCTCCTCCTTCACTTCTCCGACAAATCTCAAATTACTGAAACATATTCTCAATGAGCAAACTCATTTTATCTAATGACACTCACGCAATCCTGAAGAACTTTGCTACAATCAATAGTTCTATCATGATTCGTCAAGGAAATACTCTGAAGACTATTAGCGTGGGTGAGAACTCTATTGCAGAGTTCAATTGTGAAGAGACTTTTCCACAGAGCTTTGGTATCTATGATCTGTCAGAATTTCTGACTGGCATGAGCTTGTTTGATTCTCCTGTTCTGGAGTTTGCCGAGCAGCATGTCAATATCATTGGTAATGGTCGTAAGGCACGTTACTATTTTTCTAACCCAGAGATTACTCTCAAGGCAGCTCCAGAAAAGAATGTCCAATTCCCTGGTGCTGATATTGAGTTCAACATTTCTGCTGAAGATATCAAGGCATTGAAGACTGCCAGCATGGTATACAGTCTCCCAGATTTGTCTTTCACTTCTGATGAAAGTGGAAGCATTGCAATCAAACTCTTCAACAAAGAAGATGAGACTAGCAATGTATACGAGCAAACTGTCACTGGAAACTCCACAGGCATTCATAATCTTTGTATGAAGATGGATAACCTCCGACTTCACAACGGTGATTATCATGTAGAAGTCTCCGATAAACTAGTGAGCATGTGGAAGCATCAACGTCTTGACTTGAAGTATTTTATTGCACTTGAACCTTGATGAACAAGAAATTTTTATGGGTGGAAGAGTATCGTCCTCGTACAATTGATGATTGTATTCTTCCTGCGAGCATTCTCAACGTGTTCAAAGGTTTTGTTGAACAGGGTGAACTCCCTAACCTGCTGCTACCTGGTACTGCAGGCATCGGCAAGACCACTGTTGCGAAAGCATTGTGTGAAGAAATTGGAGCTTCATACATTGTAGTTAATGGTAGTGACGAGGGTCGCTTCCTAGACACCATTCGACAGAAGGTGCGTACATTTGCTAGCACTGTCTCTCTGTCCTCTAGCAGCGCCCACAAGGTCGTTATTATCGATGAGGCAGACAACACCACTAGTGATGTTCAACTGTCCTTGAGGACCGCTATCGAAGAGTTCCACAGTAACTGTCGGTTCATCTTCACCTGCAACTTCCCGAACAAGATCATTGAACCACTGCATTCTCGATGCACTGTGGTTGATTTCAGGATCAAGAACGAGGATAAGATGCAGATGCAAGGCAGGTTCTTCCATCGTCTTAAGTATATCCTTGATCAAAATGAGGTAAAGTATGACGATAAAGTTCTTGTCAAGCTTATTCAGAGATACTATCCTGACTGGCGTCGTCTGATCAATGAGTGTCAGCGTCATGCTGCTGGTGGTAAGATTGATGTAGATATCCTATGTGATATTGCAGATATCAAACTGGATGACCTCGTTAAGGCGATGAAGAAGAAAGAGTTTACTACTATCAAAAGGTGGGTAGTAGAAAATACTGACAATGATCCAAACATTGTCATGCGTAAAATTTATGATATCCTTTATGATAATCTTAAAGGAACATCTATACCTGAAGCAGTTCTGGTCCTTGCCAAGTACCAGTATCAAATTGCTTTTGTTGCCGACCAGGAGATCAACCTGTTGGCATGTTTAACAGAAATTATGCTAGGATGCGAATTTAAATGACTGTACTAATGCGACTCTACTCTGGTGAAGATATTATCTGCCAGATCAAAGAAGAAAATGACGAACGCTACATCGTAGAAAATGTTGTAGTTGCTGTTCCTATGGAACGTGGACAACTGTCTTTTGCTCCATGGTCTCCTCTCGCCAAAGAAGGTATTCCTCTGACTATCACCAAGAATTATGTGGTGTATCAGACAGAGCTGAATGAAGACCTGGTGGTGCAATATGAAGGACTCTTTTCTAAAGTAATTACTCCTCAAAAGAAACTGATTGTCTGATGCAAGTACCAAGCAAAGAAGAGCTCACACATTTTAAGATTCAAGCAGCAATGCGAGAAAACTTATTCCCTGAAGATCAAATCAAATATCTTGGTGAACGCGCAGGTCATCATTGGTATTTGATTGCTGGTGAGCATGAAGTATCTGCAAATCAAATAGAGGATTTTGAAAATGTCCATGAAGAAGACAACCCCACAGAACGTTCAGGAAGCAAATGAAGCATTGTTTCATGCTACAATGAACCTACCCCATGCTGCTGCTCATTGTGGAATGACAGAGCGTGAAATGAAAATGATCTTTCGTGAGTACCTTAAATATCATGCCCCAGACATTGAAGTCGTTAAAGACACCGTTGAGGTATCCAGGAGGAAAGAGCAGAGCGTTAAGCAAACTGTTCCAGTACCTCCCAGACCTTTCCCAGGCAAAAGAGTATCGTGAACCATTCATTGGTGGTGGTTCTGTTGCCATTGAAATTGGTAAACGATATCCAAACCTAGACATCTGGGTCAATGATCTGTACGAACCACTCTATAACTTTTGGAGAGAACTCCAGGAGAATGGTAGAGAGATGCGGGATCAGTTGGTACAACTGAAGCAACGTTATTGTGAACCAGTATCAGCTAAAGTATTATTTCAGCAAGCTAAAGGAAAAGTAAACGATGATCAGACATCCAATTTATCTCGTGCTGTTGCTTTTTACGTTGTTAACAAGTGCTCTTTTTCTGGTCTCACTGAATCCAGTTCCTTCTCAAAGCAGGCTTCAGAGAGCAATTTCTCAATGCGAGGCATTGATAAACTCCCAGACTATTCGTTGATGATCAAGAAGTGGAAAATTACTAACTTATCTTATGAAGAGCTCTTCACCGACAATCGAGATACCTTCATCTATCTCGACCCCCCATATGATATTAGAGATAACCTCTATGGACGGCGGGGGAATATGCACAAGTCCTTCTGTCATGATACCTTTGCTAGTGACTGTGATCGTTTCATCTGTCCTCAACTTGTATCTTACAATTCGTCTCAACTGGTCAAAGATCGGTTCCAAGGGTGGACAGTAGGAGAATTTGCACACACTTACACCATGAGGAGCGTGGGGAGTTATAATACAGATCAAGCAGCTCGCAAGGAACTCGTCCTAACCAACTATGAAATGTGAAGTCACCCTATTCATCGCAGGCACCATCTTCAAAGAAGAGGTGATTGCACGTAACTATGAAGACGCACGTCGGACTGCGCTTGCCAGAAATCCTACCGCTAAAGTGATGAGTGTTAATGTTAAATTATGAGTTATAAACTTACTGATTATTTGTATTCAATTAATCAGTCTAAAAAGAATATAATGCGTGAAGATAAGGATGCTGTGAAAGGTTATCCTCCCTTCATCATTAACAAGTGCATGTCGCATCATATCGATTCGATACTGTACGCCAATGAAATGAATATGCATCCTGAATTAGACAAAGAGATGCAATATGATTTTTTTATAAATAGTTTGAAACCTAGGAAGCGTTTCGCTCCTTGGGCGAAGAAGGAAACTCTTGAGCATCTTGACTTGGTGAAGCAATATTATGGATATAACCATAACAAAGCACTTGCCGCTTTAAGAATTCTCACGAATTCTGATCTTGAAAAAATAGCAAAACTATTAGATACAGGCGGAACAAGATGAGCACTGAAATTGAAGTACAATGGCAACCTTCTGATATGGTGGAAGTGAGTCTGTCTGAACCAGACGATTTTCTGAAGGTTCGTGAGACACTAACCCGTATTGGTGTTGCTTCAAGAAAAGAACGCAAGCTATATCAATCATGTCATATTCTGCACAAGCAGGGTAGATATTACATCGTTCATTTTAAAGAGTTGTTTGCATTGGATGGCAAAAAAACAAACTTTACTGTTAATGATGTTCAACGAAGGAATCGTATTACCCAACTGTTGTCAGACTGGGGTCTCGTATCTGTAGTCGAAGCAGAACGCATTGAAGACATTGCACCCTTGAATCAAATTAAGGTGCTATCATTTAAAGATAAAGACGATTGGATCCTAGAATCCAAATACAATATCGGTCGCAAGAAAACCGAGGTGTAGTAAACTAATCTTAAAAGTGTGGTAAATACTACCACACTTTTTTTATGTGCTTTTATAATTAATATTGTAGAAGGAGAGGGACCTAGGTCCCCCTTTTACGCCAACGGATGCCTTCGGGGTCCACACAAAAACACTCGCTAATATAGGAGTTACTAATGGATAAGTTTGCATGGGATTTATATTCCCCACACTTTGTAGGGCTCGATGATATCTTTCATCGTCTAGATAGTATGTCAAATCATAATACAAACTACCCCCCTTACAATTTAATCAAGCATGACAACAGTAAGTATACTATTGAAATCGCTTTGGCAGGATTTAAACCAGAGGAGATTGAAGTATCTACAGAATCAAACATTCTCAAAGTTGCCACGAAAAATACAAGAAGAGATCCTGATGTCCAGTATCTCCACCGTGGAGTATCAAAGCGTTCCTTTATTAATACGTGGCAACTCGCGGACGATGTTAAAATTGGAGAGGTTACGTTCCTAGATGGTCTATTAATTGTTCACTTGAACAAATATATTCCAGAGCATCAAAGAAAAATTGTTTATGATATTGCTGGTACTAAAGAATTATTGTTAGAATGAAATCATTAATTATCCACTTGGTAGCATTCTGGAATGTTGCGGTAGTTAACTGCGTCCAACCACCCAATTGGCAGTATTGTTATCGAGTGGATCAATGGTTGATACCTGAAATGATTGAAGGATATAAACTTTGGTCTGGTCAAACTAAAATATATGAGAACGAAAAAGAATATCTCATTACTAAATAAAGACATATCGTCGCCGCACGGGGGTAACTGGCAAAATCCAGTTGACACCCCCATTTTTTTGTGGTAAAATAAAGCAGTTCAATACTTTTCTATTATGGCAAACGCAATCGTAGTCCTGTCTGGTTCACACGAACGTCTCATTTGTGACCTTCAGGAAGTACGTGAAGGAGATGACAAAGAGGGTAAGCCCATTTGTCTCATCATGATTCGACCATACACTTTGAACCTAGAACCAGGAAATGGGACAGGTAATCAAGAAGTGCAAGTTCGATTCAATAAGTGGCTTCCATTCTCTATTGATACACAATTTAAAATTCCATTCTCTTCAGTAACATGTGTTGGAGCAGTGGATCCTGGTTTGGAAGAAGCTTATACAAGAACTGTAGAGCAAGCAGTAGCACAAGAACAAGCACAGATGGAAGCGATGGCAGCAGCTGCTGCTGACACTGGATTTGTTCCAGCAGTTGAGGAGGTAACTAATGCTGAAGCTCCTGCGGTTTGAGAGTCGCTGGTTAGTCAGCGAAGTTGAAGAGATTCCTGGAGTTGAGTTCGGGGATCCCGATTGTGTGCTAAAATACCCCTGTGAGGTGACGGAAGATGGTCTTACTACCTTCCCACCTTTCTCCGATGACCGTGAGTTGGCGGTCAGGTCTTCAGACATCACCTTGATTGCTGAACCTGACAGCAAAACCGCATCGCTTTTTTACGAAATCAAATCTGAATGAAGTTTTACACCAGTGTTGAGCAAACAGGCAATACGATCCTAGTCCGTGGGTATGACCACGGTCTGCCTTTTGAGGATCGTGTCAAGTTTAATCCTACACTGTTTCTTCCTTCTAGAGTGAAGGAAGAATGGAAAACACTTGACGGTCGAAGTGTGCGCCCCGTAAAGCAGGGCAGCATTGTAGATGCAAAGTCCTTTATGGAAGCACACCGAGACCTGGAAGACTATGAAATCTGTGGTCAGACTCGTTTCCTTAATCAGTACATCTTTGAGACGTACCCTGATGAGGACATGAAGTTTGATATGAATCAGATTCGTATCTTCACTCTTGATATTGAGACGGGTGCCGAGAATGGTTTCCCTGACATCGAGTCTGCAGACCAGGAGATCCTTCTGATTAGCATTAAAGACTCTACAACGGGCAAGATCACAGTGTATGGTTCACGTCCCTTCATGAACACAGAGAAGGACGTGCAATACCTACAGTTCCAGACCGAGGAAGGTCTGCTGAAAGCATTCATTCACGACTGGCAGGCAAACTGCCCTGACGTGATCACTGGATGGAACGTACAACTGTTCGATATGCCGTATATTATTCGTCGCATAGAGCGTATCCTTGGTGAGAAAGAAGCAAAGCTTCTCTCGCCTTGGAAGAACATCTATCCACGTAGGATCTTTATCAAGGGTCGTGAGCAACTTGCTTATGATATCACTGGTGTGGCAACACTAGACTATCTTGAGTTGTATCGTAAGTTCACTTACACCAACCAAGAGTCTTATCGTCTAGATCATATTGCATTCGTAGAACTAGGTCAGAAGAAACTAGACCACAGTGAGTATGACACCTTCAAAGAGTTCTATACAAATGACTGGCAGAAGTTTGTAGAGTACAACATCATTGACGTTCGCCTGGTTGACAGGTTGGATGACAAGATGAAACTACTAGAACTAGCTGTCACCATGGCATATGATGCCAAAGTAAACTTTGAGGATGTGTATTCACAGGTCCGTATGTGGGATAACATCATCTATGTGTATCTTGCACGTCAGAAGATTGCTATTCCACCTAAACGTAAATCACAAAAGGATGCAAAGTATGCTGGAGCGTATGTTAAGGAACCTATTCCAGGGATCTATGACTGGGTGGTCAGTTTTGACCTCAACTCCCTATACCCTCACCTCATTATGCAGTACAACCTCTCGCCAGAGACGCTGCTACCGACTCGTCACCCCAGTGCAAACGTCGAGAAACTACTTGCCAAGGAAATAGACACAAGCTCCCTGGAGGGCGTCACAGTGTGCCCTAACGGCACCTATTACAACACCAATAAGCAGGGGTTCCTTCCCAAGTTGATGGAGAAGATCTATCAGGAACGAACTATCTACAAAAAGAAGATGCTCGCTGCCAAGCAGCAGTATGAGAAGACACCTACCGTTGCATTACAGAAAGAAATTTCTCGCTGTAATAACATTCAGATGGCAAGGAAGATCCAACTCAACTCTGCTTATGGTGCTATTGGCAATGAACACTTTCGATACTTTCGTTTGGAGATTGCTGAAGCAATCACACTATCAGGTCAGTTGTCTATCCGTTGGATTAGTGACAAGACCAATGCATACTTGAACAATATTCTGAAGACAAATGACATTGATTACGTTATTGCTTGCGACACCGATTCTATGTATCTTAACCTCGGTCCTTTGGTGCAGAAGGTATTCGCGGGACGAGAGGCAGATGATGAAGTCATTGTTGGGTTCCTTAACAAGGTGTGTGAGGTGGAATTTGAGAAGTTTATTGAAAGTTCTTACCAAGAACTCGCCACTTATGTTCGGGCATACGCGCAGAAGATGAAGATGAAGCGGGAGAACATCGCTTCCAAGGGCATCTGGACCGCCAAGAAACGATATATCCTCAACGTCTGGGACAGTGAGGGTGTTCGTTACTCTGAACCCAAGATGAAGATCTGTGGTATGGAGACGGCACGTTCATCTACTCCTGCGTTCTTCCGAGACAAGCTTCTGAAGGCATACACTATCATTATCAACGGTAGTAACGATGATGTTATTAAATTCATCGATGACGTGCGAGAAGAAACCAAGAAACAAGACTATCAGAACATTGCATTCCCTCGTGGTGTAAACAATCTGTCCAAGTACAAGTCAAGAACTGACATCTATTCCAAAGGTACACCTATTCACGTTAGGGGTGCTCTTTTGTACAATTTTTACGTGAGAAAACATAAGATCGAGAACAAACATGCGTTGATACAAGAGGGTGAGAAGATTAAGTTCTTATATTTGAGAACTCCTAATCCTATCATGGAGAATACTATCTCCTTTATGGGTAGAATACCCACAGAGTTTAATATCGAGAAGTACATCGATCACAAGATGCAATTTGAGAAATCATTCTATGAACCTCTCAAAAATGTGCTAAACTGTATCGGTTGGGACTCGGAAAAAACTATTTCACTACTATCATTTCTTTAATTATGGACTTCTTATCCTCTATTCTCAAGGACACCAAGAATGAGTTTGCTTCTCGTGCATCTGACGGCATTGCTGCTGGTGACGTTGAAGATTTTGTTGATACTGGCAGTTATATCTTTAATGCCCTGGTTAGTGGCAGCATTTTTGGAGGTATTCCTTCCAATAAAATTACAGCCCTGGCAGGAGAATCGGGGACTGGAAAGACTTTCTTTTGCCTTTCTGTCGTTCGTAATTTCCTTGATATTGATCCTGATGCTGGCGTCCTTTATTTTGAAACCGAGTCTGCCATTAGTAAGCAGATGATTGAGAGTCGTGGCATCGACTCTAAACGTATGATCATCTTCCCTGTCAATACAGTGGAGGAGTTCAGGACACAGGCAGTCAGGATCATCGACAAATATATGGAAACGCCTAAACAGGATCGCAAACCCCTGATGTTTGTGCTAGACTCTCTTGGTATGCTAGCCACCAACAAAGAAGTGCAGGACGCTACGGACGATAAACAAGTTCGTGACATGACAAAATCTCAATTGATTAAGTCTTGTTTCAGAGTGCTCACCCTGAAGTTGGGAATGGCTAACATACCTATGTTAGTTACTAATCATACCTATGATGTCATCGGTTCTTACGTTCCTGCAAAAGAAATGGGAGGAGGAAGTGGTCTCAAATATTCCGCCTCTACAATCGTTTATCTCGGAAAGAAAAAGGAGAAAGATGGAACGGTACTCGTCGGAAACATTATCAAATGCGAGGCTAAAAAGTCTCGTTTGACACGAGAAGGTTCCAAGATTGAAACAAGACTCTTCTTTGATGAACGTGGTCTAGAAAAATACTATGGATTGCTTGAGCTCGGTGAGACAGCAGGTCTGTGGAAGAATGTTGCTGGTCGATATGAAATTGACGGCAAGAAAGTCTATGCCAAACAGATCTTGAAAGACCCCGAGCACTATTTTACACCCGAAGTTCTTGCCCAACTAGATAAACAGGCACAGAAGACATTCTTGTACGGAGCAGATAATGACGGAGAAGCTTGAACACTCTGTATTGAGAAATCTGCTTTGCAATGAGGAGTATTTTCGTAAGGTAGTTCCCTTTATTAAAGGTGAATACTTTCAGGAACCATCGGAGCGAGTTCTCTTTGAAGAGATTCAAGAATTCTCTAACAAGTATGATAAGTATCCGACTAAAGAAGTCCTAATCATTAATTTAACTCAACGTAATGATCTTACTGAAGAAACTTATACGCAAACTGTATCGTATGTTAACTCGCTTGGTACAGAGTTTATTGAGACGAAGTGGCTTGTCGATGCGACGGAGAAATGGTGCCAGGAGAGGGCAGTCTACAACGCCCTCCTTGAATCTATCAAAATCGCAGAGGGATCAGGTGAACAGGAAGTATCAAAGGGGGCGATCCCAGGTATCCTACAAGAGGCTCTCGCAGTATCGTTTGATGAACACATCGGACACGACTACATACAGAATGTAGACGAAAGATACGACTATTATCACCTTGAAGAGCACAAGATTCCCTTTGATATTGATAAGTTGAATCTGGTAACCAAGGGTGGTATTCCTAACAAGACACTCAACGTTGCTCTTGCTGGTACAGGTGTTGGTAAGTCACTATTCATGTGTCATATGGCAGCAGCATGTCTTTCTATTGGATATAATGTCCTCTACATCACACT